CTTCTTTACTGGCATATTGCAATGGATCCCAAGAAAACCCATCGTAAGACGCTGATAGCCAGAATTGCTTAGTTCCGACTACGTTGATGATGAAATAGCTATCTAAGAACGTAACCGTAGTGGCTTTAGGAAAGTTGACTCCAGTGTATGCGCTAGTGATTAGCTTAAAGTTGTTGACGATTTTACAAGTGCCGGTTTGTGTGCCAAGTATCGGAGGAACGCCAATATGGAAGCTGTTAGCATTCGTACAAACACCAGTACCAGTAGTCGTACCAGTGGCAGTAAATACCGTGCCGACTGCATTGATTGCCGCCCCGACTAGCGTAAAGTCAGACGTTCCTACAGTCTCAATGACGTATTCAGTGCCGGTTACAAGGTCAGGCGCATTCGTTTCGATAAGCGAAACCGTGTAATCGCCAGATGCTAAATGAGCATCGCCAATGATGGATACAACCTGACCAGTCTTGCGAGTCGTTAGCGTTTCTTGAATCGTAGCAACACGGCCAGAACGCGAATACGGAAGGCTTGCAGTCGTAGGCTGGAAAATATACCCAAACGCGCCATCGACAATCATTAACTGAGTGCCGTTGTCAGTCATTGATACAGTGCCTGATGTTGTCAGCAATGTACCGCGATTGACTAGGTTTCCATCTGGCGAGATTTCTACAAGCTGATCGTATGCAACCGCAAGCAGTCGATTGACTGCTTGAAACCACCAGAGGCCACGGATAGGACTAGCACCAAGAGAAGTGAAATACTTCAGCCCTGGCGTGCCGTAAGCAACAAGGTTTGACTTGTCTTTTTCTGGCTTGATTTCAAGGAACAGATTTTGACGTTTCTGGGCAGTAACGGCGCGAGAACGTCCTGCAACACCAGGGCCAAGGATCGGAAGTTGCATTGTCTCAGGCATGGCTATCTTCCGTATCCGTCTGAGTAGATATTGTATCGCAGTTGGCTAGTATTCATTAAAGCTATATCAGTTTGCAAGGTAGTCGTTCTTTGATTCAGTCTTTTAATTCTTTTAAGAGAATTTGTAGCAAGCTGAATCAAGTCTGGACGCAAGTCAAACTGATATTCCATTGCAAGACGTATAGCTAAATTAAACGTAAGCGCCTCTTGATAGCCAGGAGGGAATGACATGTATGCAGTCGGATCTAGCACCATATCAAACGGTTTCCAGCTAGTCAGATTGATATAAGCTGGACCCTGCGTTGATGGATCGTTAGGCGCAAAGATTGGATAGATATAGACTTCAGCCAGCGGGAAAGAGGGCTGATAGTAGATATAGTTCGGGAAGTTCGTGCTAAGAGTCTTGAGGCGTACTGCGTTGTAGTCATCATATCCAAGCACTTGCATCGGATAGCTGACAGGGATTGATCCATTGTTAAGGATCAAATACGCATCAACAATCTTCATTGGCCTACTGGTGTTGAAATTGCCACCGTAGCCCATGCTGTACGGATTCTGGCCAGAGACTAATGGGAATTGCTCACGGATGACCTGATACAGCGTCAACTCATCTGCTGACCATGAATCGAGCATTCTGTTAAGCGATTCAAGACCGTCCTGTAGCTCTTGAGCGGTCAGATCAGTATCAACCGCTGAGACCTGAATCAAGCGCATAGCCGCACGAATCAGGTCATTTGCCGTATACATTTGACCGACATTCTGTGCTGTCTTTGTGGACACAGCGACAGGATTGTTGACGTTCCAGAGATCAGGATATTGCCAGAGTGATTCAGCTAAATCCCAGATGCCATTAGGAAGATTGGCAACGTCTACAATGGTTTCTGTGCGAACTAGATTGCCGCCAGCTACCGTCATGTCGTACAGCAATGATCCATCTGCAACGTAATAGCTAATGATGCCATCCTGTGGAAGCAGGATTGGCTGATCTACAAGCGTTGTGCAAGCTGAATCTGAATAAATTGGGACAACAGTCTTAGTGCCAGTGTAGAAAAATTCACCAGCAGCAGTATCGCCAAGATATGCGCCAATAGGAGGAACAAGAGTGAGTTCAATAAGCAAGGATGACATGTGTTGCTCCTATCGGGCCAAGCTATATTTCAAAGGATTTTCTGCAAAGGCGGCGTAAATGTAGGTGCTTCCGCTTTGATTTTGCGATGTGTCTGTGTTCCTAATCTTGAATCCATTAGACAATCCATCAATGTATAACGTAGTGATTGAGGCCCCATTTGATCGGTAAGTTTCTGCTCCCGCATAGTTGGCTGCAAGGAATTCGTATTCGGTGTTATATGTATCGCGAGAAGTGTCGTACATAAACCAATCATAAGCCGCGCCGCCAGTTGTTGTGTTCTTTATTAGAATAAACCTCGGCCTAAACCCGCAGTACACAAACGGCCCATCAGAAGATCCATTGCCCGTGTACGAACCAAATGCGCTGTAGCCAGCGATTGCGGCGAAGCAGTAGGCGACACATGTGCTACCAGATCCAGCAACGGAAGCACTAATTCCAAAAGTTGTAGATGTTGGTGCAGGAACTGCGCTACTTAATGTGTCTTGTGCGCCAGTAGTGTTTAGAAGCACACAAGCAGTTGTCATATTGCTAAGTGCTGTATGCGTTACGGTCCAGTTACTTACAGAAGATCGCGATTTATAAATAATCATGCTTGGCGCAACGCCCAGCCCATGACCTACCGTCCCGGATGCTCCTGTCCCCGTATACGTCACCACACTAAACCCAGACGTCGTATTCGCACTCACTTGGCTAGTGATTGATCCTGCCGTGTTGCTGACTGCTGTGCCGTTGGCTTTCCAGTTCCAACCTACAAATGTGGTTCCACTACCATTGATCCCTGTTTTAGAGCCTACAGAGAATCCCCCAGAGCCAAAGGCCGTTAGGGTAGTGGCGTCATAAGCTTCAGCAGAAGTAAGGTTAGAGTTAAGTTCGACACCAACACCACGAACAGAATCAAACAATGAATTGTTGTAGGCGCTACTTCTGCCTTTAGTCCATACAAAATCAGGCTGAAAGCTAGTCCCGTTTACTGCGTTGCTGATGCTCTGCGTAGACCCGTTGCCTGTATAAGTCGTAGCCGCCATGTAGCTTGCACCGTTGACAATGCTTGCCGCTGGTAGATTCTGCGTGTTGAGTGCTTTAAACCCAGTAGGAGGGGGGTAGGCGAAGGGGCGTTGGCCAAAGTTGACTGAACAATTGTTTGCGCCACCAGAAGTTCGCCCATAAACAGCAAAATAATATGTCTTTATTGGTATGGATGAGTAAGCAACGCCAAGTGAAACGCCATTTTTGTAAAATGTTAAAGAACCAGAATCTGCATCAAAAGCGCATCCTATTACGTCACCGCTAGTATACGTTGACCCATAAGCAGTGGATACACTATTGGTTTGCTTGTTTCCATTGGAAAGATAAGCATACCCATCCGATAAAGTTGATGGATAATTTGTTAGCCCCGGTTGTGTTCCGCATATCCCAACAACAGAAATATCGCCGACAGTTGTTACCGTTGTTTCAAAATACCATTTACCAGATGCCATACCCATTGATGCCATTGCGGTATTGTCTGGCCCAGTAACATTTAAGTTACCGTTAGATATTGTTGGTGGGTTTACCCACAACGGATTCAACACCGCATAATTCCCCACCCCATTGCCGCCATTGTCATAGTTCGTTGGCGAATCCAGCATGGAATCGTAGGTTGATCCCGAAGTCAGGCTGATGTTGTTCGGCGTCCAGTTGTTGCTGTTGCCAGAGTAGTCATAGCAGAGCGTGGTTGTGCTAGTGGTGTCGCTGAACTTCAGATAAAAGCCGTTTGTGCCGTAGGTTCCAGAATACTTGACTGGTTGCCATACGCCAGACGTTGCATCGAATGCGCCGAAGGATGATGGGGTTAGGGCTTGACCGTCGATCAGGTTAATTTCTGCCAAATACCCATCAAAATAATTGACCGCGTTGCTTCCGATTCGTGGACTAACGAGAATTCCTGTAGCGGTTGAACCTACCGATACGCCATTGACGTAGCACCCGCTGTTGCTCACTACAATGTGATACCAAGCTGATGGATCTCGATAAACAGCCGTGGTAGTCAGCGTTCCAGCGGTTAGCGTGTCATTGCTGTTGAATAAAACAGAGCCGCCAAATATCGGTGACGTTGCGCCAAGAGCGCCTCTTTTGACCCAAACAGATAGCGTCCACGTTGCGC